AGGAGAGAGGCGATAGTGCTTCAGCTCCAGTAGGAACTCATTTAGAGATTCCAGCCGATGCTGTGGAAGAGAGAAACGGAAGATATAGATTACCAAATGGTAACTACGTTGAGAAGACTGCATATTTTTATGTACTAGCAATAGTAGATAATGAACTTAAACCTGCAGTGATACCAATGAGATCTTCTAATTTATCTCCAGCGAGGGAATTAAATAACCTTATCATGAATCTTAGATTCACAGATGATGTAGGTCCATTTAATCCAGCAAGTTATGCCGCTGTGTACAAGTTAAACACAATGGGTAAGACTGCTGGAAGCAAAAGCTGGCATGTCTACAAACCATCAAGAGTTAGAAACCTTGATGTTTTAAATAAAGATGATGCATCTATGTATGAGATAGCAGCTAAACTTCAGAAACAAGTTTCTAAAGGTGTTGCTAAACCTAAATACGATGCTGGTCAAAAACAAGAAGACATAGTATAATTAAGTTGTTATAACAGAGGCGCTGAAGGGAGACTGGAGGCGCCTTGAATTTATGAAAGATTTTAAAAAATATTTTAGTGGACTAGAAAGAGACTTTG